ACCATGTCAAAAGAAGTCAGAATGATCAAAGGCAAATTGTATAAAGAAGAATCCAAAGGTAATTGGGAACCAATGGAAACAACCGCAGTAAATGATGCTGGTGTTGCTTATAGAGCAATTCAAAGATTGCTTTTATCAATCAATGATATTGAAATTAAAAAGGCTGGATTAACTCGATCAGAATTAAATCCTTTGGTGGAAGCACTTGATACGCTTCAGGCGATAAGAAAAGTCGAACAGAAAGATTTAGAAGAAGAGCTGCACCCAAAAGGATGGCTGGAAGCTGCAAATGCAGATGGAGAATTTTTTGATGAATATTATGAGTATCCAAAGAAATCAATTGCAGAAGCAAAAATAAATAATGTTATTGACATTAATAAATAATCTTATTAAGATTAGAAAGCCATCAACCACAAGGCCATGAGATTCTTACTTTTTGCTTCTTTCGGAGCAATTCTTTTCTGGGGTGTTAGTTCATCCCTTTCAGATATGACCAGACATGATTGCGAGGTCAACAAAATCCAACTTGCTTGTGAATCCCTAAAATGAGGATCAGACTCGCAGACCTTGAAGGCGAATTAGTTGCCTTTAGTGGATGGGAGACAGGTTACAAACACAACAGGACTTGGACTTGTCTTTCAAATCCTCACGTTTGCATCTGGGATAGGGATACCTGTGTTCAAGATGCAGTTAAACAAAAAGGTGGTCATAAATTTGACCATCTTTGGATGTCTGGAGATAAAAGAAGAAATGCACCTCAAGAAGTCAAAGCATTTAAGAAAGTTGGAGGAGTTGGAGTTGTAAGAAGATATACACGAACAAATGGAACAATTGACTTCACAGTTAAAACACCACCAGAGCGCTGGAGCATTGAGGATTTTTTAGACCTTTATAACGACAGTTTTAATAAGACAAGCATGAAGGAAAAACTAGAACTAATTGAAGAGGGTCTGGAGCAAATCGAATTACATAGAAGCGATTCAGAAGACATTCTTTTTGGAATAGCAAAATCAGTAAGTGCTTTTGAAAAGGAGCTGCTGGAGATTCAACAAGAGCTGAGTTCATCCATTGAAATCACAGAGAAGACATTAAAAACGGCAAAGATGAAAGGCAAATGTAAGAAGTTAAATCAATTAATTTTCCCTACCCGTACAAACTCAAAATCAAAAGGTTTTTAAAATGTCAGGAAGAGCTTTAAAAAAAATTGGCAAGGACTCTATTTTCTTTGCTGATTCTGCCCATAAGAAAACAAGTGATGTTGACAAGGCTTTAACAAGACTTTTATTTGGTTGCGTACCTAAGAGCCATTTTTGTAAGACAAAGGATTTAGAACTTTATCCAATTACAAGAATTGAAAAATGTCTTGAACTTGTAGAAAAAGATTTAACTTTTTTTCAATCATTAGGAAGCAATCTTCCTTACGCATGGAAAAAACTTATTTTGGAAGATTCTTATTACTTAAGACGACCTGAAAAACTGAAGGCAAAAGTTTATTCTGAAGCAGAAGCTAATGGAGTGCTTCACACCCGAATAGGTGCAGCAATGAATGATTTGATGTACTTAAACGCTTTAAGAGTTGTCGCCGCCGAGGTCAAATAGAAATGGATCTAAGCAAGATTCCTGATTCAATGCCAATTGAGTTTTTTAATACGAAAGTTTTAAAAGCACTTACGACTGAGGATTGGTCAGGGCTGGCATTTAAAAGAGGATGGAGCAACGAGAAGCTAGGAAAGGAAATTGTAAAAGCAGGGAAACTGATTTATGAAAAGAGATGGGATTAATCTTATTAAGATTGTAACGAATTATTTCAATAAGAATATTCTTATTGACATTATCTAATAATCTTAATAATATTAGGACATAGCCAAGCAGGATGTACTCGCTACCTGCCTCTCTTCGCTCTGAACACGATATGAGTCACCCTTTAAGACTGTTGAGGTGCGATCAACATTTCAGGTTTTACTTTTAGAACCTTAATCAAAAAGCGTTTCCTACCAATTCACGACCGCAACGCATCGGCACTTCGAGAATTACAAAAGAGCCTCCTTCGGGGGGCTTTTTTAATGCTTTCTAATAATCTTATTGACATTATGGAATAATCTTACTAAGATTACGAAGTCAACCACAAATGGATTTATCCCATGACATCAACCACCGCCAAAATTCCTTCAAACGCTGGAACAAGAGCAGTTCTTTACAACAAGAACCAAACTTTAACAGCAACAAATGAAGGTCTAAGCCGCAGGGTTAAAAATTTAGAGCAGGAGGTTACTGTTCTATTCGCTATCGCAGGATTAGCAACTGCATGGGCGTTCATCTTCTAACTACACAGCCCCGTAAAAGGGGCTTTTTTTTACCTATTTATAAAACCAATGCCAGCAACTGCCAGATACAAAGAAGGTGATTCTGTAAACAAGAGAAGAACCACCGCAGGAATGTTTTTAGAAATCGGCCCTGCTGTTGGGCAGGTCATATCAATGAGAGAAAAATCCAACAAGAAAGGAACTCCTTGTATTTATTGCACAGTTAAATGGAAAGACGGAAGAACCTCAGAACACGCTCAACACATGCTTATTCCTGCACCTTAAAAACCTATGGAACCAACAAACAAGGCAGCAATGCAAAAATGGGTTTGCTCTTTACCAAGTAAAGAACTTGGACATTTGCTCCACTTTGCTCATCAAGAAAGAGCAAGAAGGAAAAAAGCAGCAAAAAAATTAGAAAAAAGCAGACTTGCCAGAAAGACTTACGAAGCCAACAAGCTCAAGGACAAAACGGAAAACATCTTAATTGACGATAATATTGGAAAAATCCTTAATCTCAATTAGAATAAGAACGGGGCTTGCTGATTTGAAGAATCCCGTGGTTGAGGTTCTTCTTACGCCACTTCAGAACAAGCCCCTAATATGACGGATCTGTAACAAATAATTAATCTTATTGACATTATCTAATAATCTTAATAAGATTAAAAAGTAATCAACCACGCTTACAAATGACAACAACAATTCTTCAACCTCTTGAATTTGTAGAAGGTCAAATCTGCATGATGGAATGGGGAGCAACTATGAGTCTTGTTGATTTTTTCCAAGTCACAAGGCGAACAAAAAAAACCGTATGGTTTAAAAAAGTTCCTAGCATCATTCATACCCATGACGGATACGGACAAGCAGGAACAAAACTTCCTGATTTAGAAACAACTAAAAGAGGTTCAGAATTTAGAAAGAAAATTAATGTTGACGAGGACGGAAGTGAAACAGCTTACGAAAACTACCAAGGAACAATTCAACCTTGGACAGGTCAACCCATTAGTTTTGATACATACGACTAAGAGCCGAAAGGCTCTTTTTTTTGCCTTGAAATACTTTTCCTACTAGACCCCTACCGCCTTAACAATTTATCAACAATTACTTAATCTTATTGACATTATGCACTAATGTTATTAAGATTAAATCAGTTACACATCAACCACAATGTCTTGCCCAGTTGAATCAGATTTAAACCGTCACCTCGAACAACTTGACATCCAAGCAAGAGAGGAAAAACATGCGGAAAACAATCCAAGTTACTACTGGTTCATCACAACACCAAAATGGGATGAATACGCTTACTCAGAAGATGAAAAAAACAAATTCATCAGAGAAGCAAAAGAAGAAAGTCTTACTTATTCCTGCACAAAACTAATTGAAGGAATGAAGTATTAAACCAACCAAAACACCAAAACCTGAGAGGCAATAGCTTTTCAGGTTTTTTATTATATTATTGAGATTAACAGGAACTAATTATGCCAAACAAAGCAAGAGGATCTGAACTCTGGAGCGAAATCCTACAAACCAGCGTCACCCCAGAGATAAAAAACAAAGTTAATCAATTAGCTGTAGCTGCTGGTGTAAGCAATAGCGAAATTGTTAGAGGTTTAATAGATCAAGCGTTGAATGAAGCCTGATTAATTATTGCTTCTAATCGTTTTACTTGAAGGGCTAAACGATCACCCCTATCAATTGCTTCTGCTGCAATTTGGAAAGGGTCTACTCCATAACATTGGAGGTCTTTTTTTATTTGTTGCGTCCTAGTGGTCATTGGCAAATGCCTCTGAGCTTCAGGTCAAGCTAATTATACACATTGTAGCAAACCCCTCAAAAAAACAAATAACTTTCTTATCAGATAATCCTATTGACATTAAAAACACGTGCTGCATAATGAGTGCGTTCCTTACACAAATCAACCACAAACTGAGTACACAATGACTACAAACGCTATACGAATTAAACCCAAAGTGATGCAGTATTGTTTAGCCGAAAAGCCGAGCTATATGTCAATGACTGCTTTTGTCAACTATTCGCTAGAAAAATATTTTTTAGGGGTTGACGCATATGATACCCTTAAAATACCGAACGAAAGAGAGAGAGAAACAAAAAAAGAGGGAGGTATTTTATCTAATACTAATAGAGTACCTAATAGTATAAATAAAGAAAAAGAAAATTTGAAAAAAAAGAGGTTTAAGTTTAGTGCTGATCTAATCCCTTTTGAACTTGAATCTGCCTCCAGCTTAATCGTTGATTTTTGGCACTCAAAGAAAGGAAAAAAGACAGAAGCAGCTTTCAATTTGTTGATGGGTGAAAAAGGTTTAATAGGGATAAAAAAGAAATATGGAGAAGATGCTGTGAAAGATCAAATTACTCTTGCAATTGCAAACGAGTGGCAAAGTATCACGTTGCAAAATTACGAAACTTTCGCAAAAGCAAAAACAACTTCATGGAATCCTGAACCAACAACAGGACATCCAGCTCAGAGAGTCTTTACAGCGTCCAGAGGCTTTGAATAATGGAACCGCTATACAACAAGGCATCAACGATCAAACTGCTTAAGAGGGGTCTTACATCGCCTAACCCATCAAACCCTGAAAGACCTCTATGGACATTGGCAGATTTAGATCAACCTAGTCCAGGTGCTCAAAGATGTATTGATGATGCCAATTCAAACCTTGCCATCTTCCCCAGAGGCTACGAAGGTGTCAGATTTAAGAACCTTGCTAGAGAAGCAACACCACCATCTGAATCGGTGGAAGTTATAGACCCAAAAGATTTTCCTGCATAAAAATGAGCTACTACAACACCACAGAAGAAACAGGTTCAGAACTTGCTGAATCTCATGCAAAAGCTAAAACACAAGAGAAGAAAATACTTTTGTGTTTTCACGATCAAGGAAACCCATTAAGTGCTTCTGTTCTTTGCGAAATGCTTAATGATGCTTATCCGATTACTTCAATTAGAAGAGCTTTAACAGACTTGACAAACGAAGGCAGCCTAGAAAAAACAGAAAAAAAAGTTATGGGCCGATATGGAAAAAGGGAACATCAATGGCAATTAAGAACAGACAAAAACAACCAATTCAACCTTTTTAAAAAATGAACAAAGAAGGACAACTTTTCTTTGATGTTAAATCTGAGAAAATGAAAATTTTCAACAACGGAAAATGGGAAGACTTCACCCTTGACCCTTCATACATACAAGGCACATGGGGAAGAGCCGTAAAACTATTTAAAAAATTGAACAACAAAAAATGAAATATCAAGAACTAAGCAACAACGCAAGCTTGCACCGTGACCCACCTTGGAGTCATTTGAAACTTAGTCCACTTCCCATGTATCGAGATGAGGAAAGGCATCAGTATTGCTGGGAACCTACAGGCGAATGGTTGGCTTTTTCTACAACACAAATTGCAAGCCAAAAAAGTCCAGAGGCTTTAGCAAACATAGAAAGATATAGGCACATCTGGCAGCCCAGAGGCGAAAAGGTTCATTGGTGTTTACAGCAAAGAATGTTGGGTGAAAAGAATCCAGACGCAGGTGATTATCAAGAATGGGTCACGCCACTTTTAGAAAATGAATATTGGTCTAACTTTGAACCTTGGGCAGTTGAATATATGCTCGCAGATTTAGAAAAGTCAGTTGGCGGTCAATTTGACCTTTTGGGTTATGACCACAAATTGCAAAAGCTAGTTTTAATTGATTTAAAAACGCAATCCAAGAAAAACGCCAGACCCTATTCAACAGATGCTCAACTAGGAAGTTACGTTGACGCACTTGCAAACCATCATGGAATTGTGGTTGATAGTTGCAGAACAGTTTGGGCAAGACCTAATAAATGTGTTTTTGGAGAAGAGCAAGATCCTTTAACTTGTCGATTGAAATGGAAAGAAGCTTGGGAAGCTTTTGAAGAAAAGGTTGAAGTTTTTTAATGGATAAAATTTTTATTCCTGTTCGAGGTGTTCCAGCTCCACAAGGAAGCAAGAGACATATTGGAAATGGAATATTAATTGAGAACAGCAAGAAAGTTAAACCGTGGCGGCAAGATGTCCGAGCTGCTGCCATAGATCATTATGAAGGATCAGTAATTGGTAGAGCTGTAGAAATAGAAATTATATTTTTATTTGCTAGACCTAAAAGTCATTTTGGAACAGGAAAAAATGCAAACAAATTAAAACAAAAAGCACCAGAGTTTGTAACAAGTTCACAAACAGGAGACATAGATAAATTATGCAGATCAACTTTAGATGGATTATCAGCTAAAGCAGGAGGAACTGTAATTAAAGATGACAGTTTAGTGGTATCATTAAAGGCCATAAAAAAATATGCAAAGGAAGATGAACTATTGGGAGCAAACATTTTTATAACACCTTTTGCTTTATCTTATTGACAATAAGTATTTAGCTTATTAAGATTAAATAGTTCACTTCAACCACACATGGCACAGAAAAACAAGACTCTCTATGAGTCACTTTTAAACTTTCAAAAACAACTGCCTGATCTTAAAAAAGATAAGACAGCAGGGATGGGCAAGTATCAATATAAATATTGCTCATTAGAAAATTTAATTTCATCAATTCAACCTGTTCTACATGCTAATGGTCTGATTCTTATTCAGCCTCAAGCTTATAACGATCATGGTCAAACTTTAATTGTTACCCGTTTAATTCATGTTGAGTCTGGAGAAGAAGTTAAAAGCGAAATGCCTCTTTTTCTCCCTGAGAACATGGGATCAAAACCACAATTTGCATGGGGTGGCGGATTGACCTATGGAAGACGTTATGCAATAAAAATGTTGCTTGGAATTGAACCAGATATGGATACTAATACCGAAACTGATACAGAGTTAGGCGATGTAAAAGAGCCACCACCAAAGAAAACAGGCATCAGCAGAACACCAACCAGACCAGATTCACAAGTTAAAAAAACAGAAGTAAAGAACAATAAATTTATGACTCCAGCAGCAAAGACAGAAATTAGTGGAAAGATAGGAGACTTAAATGATTCAGACAAAGCAAAGGTGTTGAGTGCCTTTAAACAGGAGTTCAACATTTCAGCAGACCAAATTTCGCCACAACACATCACACTTGCTTCACATGGCGAATTTTTGCAGCAAGCTATTAAAAAATTAGCTTGAGCAAATGATCACCCAAAGCGAAGAATATATTGCTTGTGCGGAATACGCTGCACAACAAGTTCTTCAACAACTAAAAAACCGCAATTTATCCAATCAAAAAAATGCCAAGAAACGAGTACAAATTCCAACCTGCTCTTCCTCATCCAATTACTTGGTCAGTAGGACAGAACAAATATGACACAGAAGGAGATTGGCCTAGTCAGTTAGGGCTAAAAATTCCTGCTGAATCAATTACTCCTTTTTGCAATTACTTAATGAGTTTGCTGGATGATCCAGACAAAGTTGTTGATGGAACAGTTTGGAACTATGAGCAGCAAAAAGAAATAGAAGTAAAAGTTGTCTGGGTTAACGGCAAAGGTAAAGAAGGTCAATATGGATCTTTTGGAAATATCAATCCACAAAAGACCGAAGCACAGCGTCAAGTTCAGGATGGGAGGAGATCTTCTTCTGAGGAAATACCTTTTTAAGTAAACGCTGCCAACAAGAGTTAGAGCGTTGTAATTCTATCTGAACTAACTTCCCCTCTAGCTCTCCAATTCTTCCAAGACAATTTTTTAATACTTCGTCTTTATACCAATTCTGCCTCCATAAAGAAGCACATAAATTTGCTGTCTCTTGGTGATCGTCAGAAAGTAAAATAGCCCTCTCTTCCAGTTCGAGTTTTAACTCCTGCTCAAGGGAGGGTTCAACTATTAACCAATCAACTAACTTATTTATTGTCATGTATAAACCCGAATGGATTAAAGAAGATAATCAACGAGTTGAAAATATGAATCGCTGGTACAAACTTGATGGAAGGGAAAAAAAGACTCATAAATTCCACGCTCTTTACACAGGTTTATATGCGATCAGCAAACGACTTGAACTAGAAGACAGGATTGCAAAAGCTTACGAAGCTAATCTAAAAAAAATCCCGCTATGGGTAAGGCGGGATTGAACATTCCTCTTTTCTCTAGTAAGCAGATCCAATGCAGATCCAATTTTAAACTAGCTAAGTTTTATCTATTACGCCAGTTTCTTTGCCTGTCAGGTTCTTGACGGGCTTGTTCTTTTTCTATTGCATTGAGTCGGTGGAATATTTCACGAATATCAGACTGTCTTTTTGATGACCTGTTAGCAAGCACCATAAGCAAAGCACTTACCATTGCACCGATTAAAGCAGCATAGATTTCATTCATTTACATTAGGCCAAGTTCCCTGCTGTATCTTAATCCATGCTTTTTGAGCTTCTATTAAATCAGGCTTAGATATATCTGGATCATTAATAAGACTCCATAATTCAATCCTTTTATTTATAGATTCAACGGTAAGGCCGTGAGCCTTTGCTATTACTTCTTTTTGGCTTTGGCTGAGAAATTTCATTACTTTTTAACCATTTGTGTCTAATGTAGGCATGTTTACTCGTTTTTCTATGGATGCCAAAGAAAAAGTCAAAAACCAAGCCAAGCAAGAAGAAAAAATTGAAAAAGTATTAGATGATGATGACAAGCCTGAGTATCAAGAAAAAATTGTTTTTCTGACCTCTACAATTTTTCAGTCAATTATCGTTACTTGGTGTTTGCTAGTGCTGAGCATGGGATACATTAAGCTTCCAACAAGGATGTTTGGAATGGATATTCCAGACCAGCCAAGAATAGATAGCACTTTTGCTGCTGGACTTTTAGGAAACATCCTCGCAGGTTGGGGCATCAGCGTAGGAGCTAATGGTGGTAATAAGAAAAAGAAAAAAGAGGGAGAAGCGTCTGGTGCTATACCAACAGGAGGCGGTTATCAAACTATTATTGTGAAACAGCCATTGGAACTTATAGCCAAACAAGCTGAAGTCCAAAGGGTTGATCCAATAACTAACCGCCCTATAGGTGAAGACGGCAAGCTTCAATGAAACACTTTCTCTTTCTGCTTTTATTAGCGGCTCCAGTAAATGCTGGAGGCATCACCCATAAGATCACAGCTACAGCACAAGCTTCTGTTGATGGATCGTATTCTCATGCAAAAAGAATAGGTTCAACTTATTCAATGAGTAGCTCTGGAGTAACAGCAGGAACAATGGGACATTTAGACGTTCCAGCATCATCAAACAACTCTCTAACAGGAGTGGCTGCAACACATGGTTCAGGTTCGTACACCCAGACGACCGCAGGAGCAGCTACAACTTTTAGCGAAACATTTGTCCAAGGTGATGATGTCCCAAGTGCAACAACTTTAAGTTCTGGTGCTGTTGGAAGTTTGCCAATGTTGGGAGATACGATTACATATACTGGTGGAGATAATACTGGATTAGCTGCAACAATTACTAGCGTATCTGGTGGAACTATTGGGCTGACTCCTGGCAAATCTGGTACTAGCGTAACTGGCTCAATCACAAGTGCATTGTCGATAGGTGATTAATGCGTTATTTATTATTAATAGCCTTTATATCCCTTCCAGCACAAGCAGTTCCAGTTATCCCAGGATTTAATTCTGGGTCTACAACTTCTCGAACTGAGAGCAAACAAAATACAACTGAGTTAATAGAATCTTGGACATATTCGACAGGCTATGAATATTCAATAGGAGGTACAAATTTGAATATTCAAGGAGATTTATTACCCACCACCGTTACTACAGGGAGCCACGTCGTAGATGGAGTTACTACTACTCATCATGGGATTGACCTTAATTCTAAACCT